ATGCGTAAGCGATGAGTGAATTTAATCCAATAAGTGCGATTGATTTAACGGATAGCAACCACACATATTTAATTTATGCAAATCCAGGAATTGGCAAAACTTATGCACTAGGGTACTTACCTGGTAAAACATTAGTGATTGATGTAGACAGTTCTTCTTCAACATTAAAGAAACATCCGAACGCCGAGAATATTTTTATCCACAAAATTAATTCATCAAACATTTGGGATGAATGGGTAGCATTTGTTTCGGATGTGGTAAGGAATCCAAAAACTTACGAAGCATACGACAACATAGCAGTAGATAACATTTCTGAATTGTTCCGTTCAGCGCTATCGGATTTAGGAACCAAAGGAAAAAATGATGGGGTACCGAATCAAGGTGACTATCAAAAGTCTGATTTTGTACTATTAAGAAGTTTAAGAGCGTTTAATAATTTAAATACTAGAAAAGTACTAACCGCTTGGGAAACAACAGATCAATACACATCACCAGACGGACAGAGTTTTACACGATCAATGCCAGATATTCGAGCAAAGATTTTAAACAACTTTTTAGGATTGGTTGATGTCGCAGCACGATTGGTTGTAACTAAAGACGAGAACGGAAATGACAAACGAGGCTTTATTTTACAACCTACACAGAGCGTATATGCAAAGAATCGATTAGACGATAGGAAAGGTTGTTTAGTTGAAGAACTAGTGATTAGTGATTGACATTCCAACTAAGGCCTTACCAGAAAGAGCTAGTAAATAAAGCTAGAAAATCAATCGCTAACGGTTCTAAAGGTGTATTAATACAATCGCCTCCAGGAAGTGGGAAGAGCGTTGTCATTGCCGAAATAGCTAAACTAACAACCGAAAATAACGGTCAAGTTTTGTTTATCGTTCATCGAAAAGAATTAGTCGAACAAATCACTAAAACATTTAAAAAGCATGAAATTGATATGAATAAAGTAAGAATCGATACTGTTATGCGAACAAGAAATCGATTGGAACGAATTCGAGAACCAACGGTTATTATTACGGATGAAACGCATCATTCTAGAGCAAAAACTTACAAAGAGATTTACGAACACTTTCCAAAGGCATGGCGCTTAGGTTTTACTGCAACCCCTTGGCGAATGAATGGCAAAGGTTTTGAAGACATTTACGACGAAATGATTAGAGGAAAGTCTGTTCAATGGTTGATTGATAACAATAGTTTAGCACCTTTTGACTATTATTCTGTTAATTTAGCAGATTTAAATCAATTAAAGAAATCTTCTACAGGAGATTATACAAAAAAATCTATGGATAATGCCGTTACCAACGCCGTCTATGGCGATGCGGTTGAGCATTACAAGAAGTTGGCAAAAGACCAGCAAGCTATTTTATACGCACATAGTGTAGAAGCAAGTAAAGGGTTTGCCAAAGCTTTTAAACAAAAAGGAATAAAGGCAGTACACGCTGACGCTAAAACGCCAAAAAAAGAACGAGAAAAAATAATGGATGATTTTAGGAATGGGAAAATAAAGGTTTTGTGTAATGTCGATCTGATTTCAGAAGGTTTTGATGTACCAGATTGCAACGTGGTTATTTTACTAAGACCAACAGCAAGTTTAGTTCTCCACATGCAACAATCTATGCGCTCTATGCGCTACAAACCAAAGAAACAGGCTATTATCATTGATCACGTTGCAAACTATGCAAAGCACGGAATTCCAACGACCGAACATGAATGGAGCCTAAAAGCTAGAGAAAAGAAAAATATTAACACCGACAATAAAAACTCTATCCCACTCAAAGAATGCCCAAATTGTTTTGGAGTAGTTGAAAGTAAAGAAAAAATCTGTCCATTATGTGGGCATGAATTTGAAGTAGAAGTTAATGAATTAGAAACAGTCGATACAAAATTAGAAAGGATTGATGAACTAAATTTTAAAACAGATTATGAAAAAATTAAATGGGCAAGTAAAAAAGTAAGTGAATTAGAGACGATTGAAGATTATGTGAAATATGCAGAAGCAAAAGGATATAAAAAAAGTTGGATAAAGTTCCAACATCCACAATTAAAGGCTATGAGTTGGCCACAATTCTATCAAATTATAAATTAAAGGGAGAATACAAACATGTTTAAAGTAGATTATTCAAAAGTAGAAGAAAGTTCATTTGGTGTATTGCCAGAAGGAAATTATGAGTGTGTGATTGAATCTTCACAAGAAAAAGCCACGAAAAATGGAAAAGAAGCGCTAAACATTCGTTTAATCGTTCGCAACGACTTAAAAAATGTACCTGAATTAGCAGAAACGAATGGGAAGTATGCGAACAGATACTTATTTGATGACCATTGGAAACGTGATATTGACGGACGTTATATCTATGACATGAACAATTTAATGTACGTCTTAAAAGCCGCTGGAATTCCAGAAGGAACAGAAATTCGTTCAATGGATGATTTACACGATATTTTAAGAGGTAAACCTGTAAAAGTATATACAAAAGTTGAAATAAACGATTACAACAATCAAGAAGAGAATACGATTGCACCTTGGGGATATAGCAAGTCTGATTATCCAAATGTACAACATCAATTTAAAAATGACGGAGGCAAAGAACAACCTGTTGAAAATCCATTTCAAAATGTAGAATCAGGCGCAGACATTTCAGACGACGGCTTACCATTTTAAGAAAGGAAAATCTAAATGTATCCAGAGGAACTGATTGAATTAAATCGGTGGTGTATCTGGGAGTACGTGGAAAGAGATGGGAAACTTACCAAAGTTCCCATCAACCCACTTACTGGAGAATTTGCACGATCGAACAATGAAGAAACATGGTCTAGTTACAAACACGCTTTATATGCATTTAAAAAAGGACGTGGCGATGGATTGGGGTTCTTTTTCAAAGCCCCATACATTGGAATTGATTTAGATGATGTAGAAAACGAAATATTTAGATACCAAAATGGCGATTACGAAAATAACATTATTTATGAATTTTACGAAACATTTAAAAGTTATGGGGAGATCTCTCCGAGTGGAACAGGAATACATATCATTGCAAAGGGAAAAATACCAGGGGAACGCAGACGTTCAGGCAATGTAGAAATGTATTCAGAAGGCCGATTCTTCACAATGACGGAGAATTCGCTCCACAAATACCGAAAAATTGAAGAAATAAGCGAAGAAATATTTAAACCTATTTATAACAAATATTTAGGGAACAACAATGTAACAAGATTACCAAATCAAAATCATGGATTGACTGGACATGATTTAAGTGATTTAGAAGTGATTAGTCGTATCCACAATTCTAAGCAATCGCAAATGTTTGACCGCTTATTAAAAGGTGGTTGGGAAGAAGATTACGATAGCCAATCAGAAGCAGATTTAGCGATGGCAAACATTCTAGCGTTTTGGACAGCTAGAAACTACATTCAAATGGACAGAATTTTCAGAGAAAGTAGTTTGATGCGTGATAAATGGGACGAAAAACGAGGGAAAACAACTTATGGTCAAGCGACACTAAGCAAAGCAATTAATGAAGCCGACAACGTTTACGAACCAATAAATAAACAAACGTTAAATTATAAATTTGGTGGAGAATTCTATCAAGAAACAAAAAAGAAAGAATATCCGTCAAGAAGTTATGACGACACAGGAAATGCTCAAAGGTTTTTAGACCGTTACGGAGACATTGTTCGCTACTCATATAACCGCAAAAAATTTTACGTCTACAATGGAACGTTTTGGGAATTAGACGAACGAGGGTTAGTGCGAACCTTGATTGATCAAACCATTGAGGATATGAAAAATGAAAAAGTATTCGCTTCTGAAGAAGTGGATGAAGAAGAAGCTCAAAAGTTACTTCAAAAACATATTAAGAATTCAAGAAGTAATGCAGCAAAAAATCGTTTAGAGGATGAAATTAAACACCACATTCCAGTGACGTTTGAAGAATTCAACCCAGATGACACACTGCTCAATACGCCAAATGGTTACCTTGATTTAACCAGCGGAGAGCAGAGGGGAGAAGATAAAGAAAAGATGTTCTCTTATGTAACCAATTCAGAGATGACTGAAAATCAACGTCCAGATACTTGGATAGATTTTTTGAATGATATTTTCAATCACAATCAAGAATTAATTCGTTTTATTCAAAAAGCCGTTGGTTACTCGATGACAGGTAGTACAAGAGAGCAAGTAATGTTCATCCTATATGGTAAAGGGCGAAACGGAAAGTCCATATTTATAGAAACTATCAGAGAGATATTAGGAAATTACTCAGACAACATACAAGCT